AGCGTCGGGCGGCCGCAGCGGCTCGTCAAAGGCGTCGTCGGTCACGCGTTGTCACGGCTACAGAACGTGACGTCACGTTAGTCACGCGTGACATGCGTGACCCTTCCCCCCTTTTCTCCCCCTCTTCCCTCCCCCTTAACAATCCCCCTCCTAATGCCCCCTCTGAATCCCCCCAACCAATTCGCCCGACGAAGGCTCGAGACCCGGAACGAGACGACCCCGACTTCCAGGCTTGGTATCGCGAGTATCCACGCAAGGCGGCCCCGAACGACGCGGCTAAGGCATGGCGCCAGACCGCGGGACAGCGCCCGCCGTTGGACCAAATGCTCGCAAGCCTGCGCCAGCAAGTCGCGGTCGATTTCAGCAAGCGGCCGTATGACCGCGTGCCTTATCCGGCGTCGTATTTGCGCGCTGGGCAATGGGAAAACGAGGTGAAACCGACGAGCAACGGCACGAAGTCGAAGTGGAAGCCCGGAGACGACTTTCAGCCATGGTGAAACCGGCGTTGCGGGCGGTGCCGGCGGATGGCTCGAGGCCGGTCCCGGCTGACGTCGAGGCCGAAAAGGCGCTCATCGGCGCCGCGTTCATCCGGCGCGAGATCCCGGCCGAAGCGCTTGACCTGACACCGTCGGACTTCTTCTCTCCGGCGAATGTGGCCGTGTGGGAGGCGGTGCTGGAGACGCATGCGTCAGGCGAGCCGATTGACCCGATGGTGGTTGCCGACCGGATGCGCAAGGCCGGCACGTTGCCGAAGCTCGAGGGCGGCGACGCGTACATGTCCCAGTGCTTCGACACGGCACCGACCGGAGAGAACGCCGGTCACTACGCGCGCATCGTCCGGCGGGCGAGCTCCAGCCGTCGCGGCATCATGCTCTTTGCCGAGCTCGGCGCATCGCTTGCCAACGGCACCGATCCGACGGAGGTGTGGGCGGCGGCGCGGGACCGGATTGCGTCACTCGAGTGCCACGGGCAGGAGTCAGCCGAGGTGCGCGTCGGCGACACGTTGGCCGACGTCATGAGCCGCATCGAAGACCGGGCGCGACGGCCGGCTGAGCACGTCGTCCCGACCGGCATCGCCAAGTTCGACAGGATGATGGGCCTGCGCGCTGGGAGGCTCATTGTGGTGGCTGGGCCGCCCGGCATGGGCAAGTCGGCCTGGTCTGGAACGGTGGCCTGTAATGCGAGCCTACGCGCTCAGGTGCCGTCTCTAATCGTGTCCCTCGAAATGGACCGGGACGAGCTTGTGGAGCGGTTCCTGGCGTCGGAGTCCAACGTCAACAATGGCATGATTGGAAGCGGCGCGGCGGCGAAGGACCGCAGCGTGTGGGACCGCGTCGACATGGCCGCGCACCGGATTGCACCGGCGCCGCTGTGGGTGGATGACAGCGAGGCGCTGACGGCGGCCCAGGTCTGTGCGCGCGTGCGGCGCTGGTACGCGAAGCGCATCGGAGTCGTGCCGCCCAAGGATCAGCCGCCCAAACGAGCCTTCGTCGCGATTGACTACCTGCAACTCCTGTCGGGGGACGAGGAGAGCGAGACGCGGACGCTCGAGGTCGCCAAGATGACCCGCGCGTTCAAGCGCCTCGCCCGCGAGTTGCGCATCCCTGTCGTGCTGCTGTCACAGCTAAACCGGCAATGGGCGGTAGGGCGCACGGGGCGGCCTGAATTGCACCACCTACGCGACTCGGGGGCCATCGAGCAGGACGCGGACATGGTGGTGTTCCCATGGCGGCAACCGTCGAGTCCAGAGGCGACCGCGCAGGAGATGAACGCCAGCGGTCCGGCGGAGTGGTTCGTGGCCAAGAACCGCGGCGGCACCAAGGGGCCAATCGCGGTCATGTGGCATCCCGAGTTCACGCGGTTCGACTCACTCACAGACGAAGACGGGAGGGAATGAGCAATGGATGAGGAATTGAGGCGAGCCGCTGCGGCCGTCGAGGCTGCGCTGGAGTACCTGGTCAGGCAGGATGCAGAGCCGGAGCTACGCAAGGAGCTGCTGGTAGCCGGCCTGACCGTGATTCGGGCGCGGCACCAGCTCATGGGCTCGCCGAAGCGTGCCGCGTGATGGACCGCCACCTAACCGCAGCCGGCCTGCTGTCGTTCGCCCTCGGCGCGCTCGCGCTGGCGGTGCTGTGGGTGGGGCACTAATGCGCGCGCTGCTCGACGGCAAGGCGTTCACGTACTGCATTCTCACGCTGTACGCGCTGCGCTGCCTGTCGTACGCAGCCGGCGGCCATTGGGGGCGCGCGGGCTACTGGATTTGCGCCTTCGGCATCACGGTGAGCGCCGAGTTTCTGATTACGAGGTGGCCATGACCAAGACGACGATCGTGTGCGACTGGTGCGGGGCGGAGGGCAAGCCGTGCGTGGGCATCTTCGGGCTCGACGCACATACGTGCTCAGAGTGTGAGAAGCGCCCAGACGTCGCGAAGGTGGTGGTGCTCGGCAGGGAGGCAGCGAAGCGAGCGGAACGGGCGGCGTTGCCGGATTGGGCGCGGCAGCATCAGGGCATGCAAGCAGGTGGCGGCCACTGGCGATGACCAGCCGCCCCGAGATGGCGCGCATCCTGTGGGCGATGGCGCGGTGGCTGCTGTTCTGGGCGGCGCTCATCTACGCGCTGTGCTGGGCGGAGAGGCGGTACAGGTAAGTCGTGATACGCTGGGGACAGCGGCAGAAAAAAAGACGGGTAAGGGTAACAGTGTGGCAACCCACCCCCGCACAGGTGGACGAGGTACTGGCGCGGCTGTTCGTGAAGACGGGACAGCCGCTGGACGTGTTGCGGACGCGGGTGGTCGGCCAGGCCGTCGCGATGGCGCTTGGGATGCGCTGGAGCTGGTCGATGGGCCAGGTGGTGCGCGCGGGGCTCGAGCGAATGGGCGGCAGGTTGTTCCGGTTCCACAACCGCCGCCTCGTGGCCGGCGTCAGGCCGCGCCATTTCGACGAGCAGGAGGCGCAGGCGCTCGGGATGGAGCTCAGGGAGCGAAAGCGCGCCCCGAGGGCGGCATGAACCTCGAGCGGCTGCGCCGGGAATGGTACCGACGCGCCGGCATCGAGGACATCGAGCGCGACGGGGCCGGAGGCTCGCTGCTGCTGCATGAGTACGGGGTGCGCAGCGTCGATGCCCGTGACGTCGCATTCTCCGGGGAGATGGCAGACGCGGCGCGCGCAATCCTTGCGCACCCGTCGCTGGACAGTAGGCAGCGGGCTATTTGGCAGAGGTACTGCGACGGCAGGTTCTACTCGCAGATTGTCGCGGAGTTGCGGTGCTCGTTCACCACGGTTTCCGAGACGATCGAGACAGTCAAGAGCCTGATGCTACGGCCCAACTGGGAGGCGACCATGCGACCACCGAAGAAGCGACCCGAGAAAGACGACAAGGGCGACGAGTTCGTAGACCTGGAAGCCACGATCCAGATGGGCGTCGAGGTAGCACACCGCAAGATCGTCGAGTTGCACGGCAAGGCGGCGTTGGAGTCCGAAGACGTGCTCGACAATCAGCGCGCGTTGCAAACCGTGCTAGCCGTGCGCAGCTCGGAACTGGAGTACCTGAAAGCGAAGCAGCCGCCCTACCCGCCGGCCACCGATGCTCAGGTGCAGGGCTTTATCTCGTCGGCGGCGGAGCGCCGAGGGTGAGGCTACCGCTCACGATTCGCCCGATGCGCGACGTGGACGCGCCGATTGTCTATGACTCGTGGTCTGGTGCCATGGCCGACGAGCTGGGCATCGAAGACCGCGAGGAGCGGCGGAGCTTCAAGCGGGCGCAAAAGCCCGTTGTGGATGGGCTCATTGCGCGCGGTAAGGTGTTCGTGGCCAACCCGCGCAAAGACGAGCGCGAGGTCATGGGCTGGATCTGCGTTGAGCCGCCCGACGTCCTGCACTTCGTGTTCGTCAAGAAGGCATACCGCCGCGGAAGCGTGGCGCGCCAGCTCGTGGAGCATGCTGGGCTACCCAAGGCTGCTCGCGCGTCTCACTCCACGTCTTGGGGCTCGCCCCGCATCGCCCGACTATTCGACACACTGACCCACAACCCCGACCTCGGAGCGCCATGAAGAAAGCCGACCTGATCGAGAGCATGAACTTCCTCAAGCCGATCCACGTCAACGGCCGCACCATCGAGGGCCTAGGCTCCGACTACCTTGCGCAGACCGTGGCGTTCCCCTGGATTGCCGTGTGGGCGCGCAACGCCCCGGAGAAGGTCCGCCTGACCACGGTGTTCAACGTGGCCGATAGCGCGCCGGTGCCGAGTGCCTTCGCCGAAGAGCCGAAGCGCAAGGCCAAGGGCGACGCGCCGGCGGAGTAGCCGTGCTCTCCCGCTACCACCGCCGGATGGTGGCCAGCGAGGAGAAGGCTCGCGCTGCGTGGTCGCCTGACGCGATCCTGGGACGCGTCCCGCCGCAGCTCGCGGCTCGCAACGACAATGCCCGGCTACGGCTGGTAGACGGGCCGCGCCGCATCGGCAAGAGCAAGCTAGCAGCCGTCGAACTGCTCGACACCGCGCTGAGCATCCCGCGTGCGCGCTGCCTGTTTCTGGCCCTGACCCGGGACGATGCGCGGGACATCGTCTGGCAGGAGCTCAAGACACTGAATGACGACTTCGCGCTGGGTGGGATACCGAACGAAGTCATGCTCGAGATGGTCTTCCCCCGCAACGGCAGCCGTATCAGGCTCGGCGGGGCGAAGGACAGGACGCAGGCAGAGCGGCGTCGCGGTCGCTTCTACGACCTGGTCATCATCGACGAGTGCCAGACGTTCCCCAGCCATCTGCGGGATCTCGTGGAGTCGATCCTCAAGCCGTCGCTGCTCGGCGCTGGGCGCCGGGGCCGCATCGTGCTCATGGGCACGCCGGCGGAGATCCCGGGCGTCGGGTACTGGGAGGAACGCGTAGTCGACCCGAAGTGGTCCAAGCATACCTGGACCGCGCACGACAATGTGACGCTAGGGACCAGGGAGGAAATCGACGCGTTCCTCGACGACATGGCCGAGTCGATGAAGGACGAAGGTGGCCGCGAGGCGCCTCGGTTCCAGCGTGAGTTCCTTGGCAAGCGCGTCCCGCCGCGCAATCTGGATCGGCCGTTCATCTACGACGTAGCGAAGCAGGATTTCACCGCAAAGGTGCTGGAGCACGTCGAGGGCAAGGCGCTGCGCTTCACTCGCTGGGAACTGCCGATCGGCGGGGAGTGGCGATTCGTCTTCGGTATCGACCTCGGCAGCACGGATGCCAGCGCGATCGTGGTCTGGGGCTGTACCGACGCGGAGCCGGGGACCATCTGGCTTGTCGAGGAGTTCGTCAGCGTCAAGATGCTGCCGGACGCGCTCTGGGCGAAGGTGAACGAGCGCCGGGCCATCTACCACCCGCTGGAAATGGCCGTGGACGAGGGCGGGCTAGGCAAGATGATCTCGGAGGGCTGGCGCGCGCCGCCCTACTCGCTGCCCGTGGTGCCCGCCGACAAGACTGCGCCTGAGGTGCAGGCGGACTTCCTCAGCGCCGCCATGGCGCGCGGCGCCGTGCGCATCTCGAAGCACAGCCGTATGGCGTCGGACATGGCTGTGGCCAGGTGGGATCCGGACTGGCTGGCCAAGGGTAAGCGCCGGGTGGCGCGCGATCCGCACAGCGACGTGATCCCGGCGGGCCGCTACGGCTTCAAGAAGGCGCACGCCGTGGCGACATCCCTGCGGCCCGTGGCGCCGAAGCCGACCATCCTCGAGCAGGTAGCCGCCGACGAGCTGCGGGAGCGGCGAGAGGCGGCAGAGCGCGCGGAGCGCATGCGGCGAGGCTGGGGTGCGGGACGTGGCCGAGAGATGCTGGAGCGCTGGCGGCGGTAGCGGGCGGGCTAGCTATGGCTGGCCCGATGAATACGTCTCAGCAGCGCCCAAGCGTTGGAAGCGGAATCGGCCGCACAGCTTGGGGCACAGGACGCCCGTCCCGGCCTTGGGGTGTCCCGCTGAACCTGGACGGGGTCTGTCCTATACCCGTGGTGTAGCGCGAACGCGTCTGCGACGGCCTGCTGCATGGGGACTAACCGCTGGTTCTCTCCGGATCCGGAGATCGGCCGGGGTGTGTCCGTAGCGCTCCGGCTGTCTGTAGGTGAAGCTCGACACCCTAGACGACTGGACGGCGTTCGTCGATCGCCTCCGTGAGCGCGGCGCCGTAGCCGTAGACGTCGCCACGCACGCCGACGGGTCGATCGCGTCGCTGAAATGCACGCTGCGGCCACCGGCCCCGGCTCAGCAGCAGGCCACGCGGCGAGCGGCCCCGGATGACGACGCCGCGCAGCCCAGGAAGCCAGCGCCCGCGGGCCTCGGGTACACGACGGTCTGACCCATGGCCGGCGAGGGCATCCGCACCAAGCAGGTCCTTGACGGGACGGACACCGTCGCCGACGGCGTCTGGTGGACGAAGAGCGAAAAGGACATCGGCCCTGCCATGGTGCAGGTGGCCAAGCAGTACGAAGCCGCGCTCGAGCCGCGCCGCGAGCAGAGCCGCCGCTACGTCCAGCTCTACAAGGGCCAGCTACTCGCGCAGTCTATGTTCGATGCCGGCTTCGCGCGGGGGCCGTTCGACGCGCGGCTGTGCTGGAACATCGTCCAGGCCGGCATCAACACCGCGGCCAGCGTGGTCACGCGCAATCGGGTACGGGTCACCTTCGAGACCACCGGCGGTGACTACGAGCTCCAGCAGGCGGCCAAGTTGGCGGAACTGTTCGTGCAGGGCGTCTTCGCCGGAAACAAGCTGTACGAGGAGCTTGACCCGCTGTGGTTCCTGGATGCGGCCGCGCCCGGTCTCGGGATGCTGCTCGTGGAGCCCGACGAGGACGGCTCGGCGGTCACGATCGAGCGCACCATCCCGGACGAGCTGATCTACAACGAGGCCGAGGCGCTGCGCGGCTCGCGGCATCTCCAGCAGCTCTTTACCGTCCAGTGGATGAGCAAGTGGGCGGCGGTGGCCAAGTTCGCCACCACGTACGACGCCGATGGCAAGGCGACCGTGGACCAGAAGAAGGTCGCGGCGATCCGGGCCTGTCAGGCGTACCAGATGCCGCTCGCCGGCGTCCCGGACAAGCACATCCCGCTAATCCCCATCTACAGGGGGTGGTTCCTGCCCTCGCGACGTGGCGGCGACGACGGAAAGCGCGTTGTGGCGGTGCCGGGCGAGAACGAGGGCGCCACGCTGAGCGTTCGGCCGTGGAAGTGGTCGCGGTTCCCGTTCGCGTTCTTCCGTACCGAGATGAGCCCGGCGGGACTGTGGGGCATCAGCATCGCGGAGCGCCTGGAGGGCTTCCAGGACCGCCTCAACGAGCTGAATTACGAGATCGAGGAGGCCGCGCGCCTCGGCTCGGTCGGCAAATGGCTCGTCGAGACCGGCAGCAACGTCAATGACGCCGAATTGAACAACGAACATGCCGGGATTGTGAAATACACAACGAAGGCGCCCGAGTTCGTCAACCTTGACGGCATCCCGAAAGACCTGCTGAACGAGCGGGACAAGACCTACCAGCAGGCGTTGCGCGAAATCGGCCTATCGGAGTGGACCGTGGGCGGCACGCAGCCGGAGAACATCGAGTCAGGCGAGGGTCTGCGCCAGCTCCGCGAGCAGGAGCAGGGCCGCGCTATCCCGGCCGGGCAGCAATGGGAGGGCGCGCACGTCGAACTGGCAGAGCTCGTGGTCATGGCGGCCGTGGACGCGTTCGAAAAGAACAACAAGCTGGCCGTGAACGTTATCGACCCCGATGGGGACGGGCTGGCGCGGGTGGAGTTCGCGAAGATCGCCAAGCTCTTGCAGGACCCAGACGCCTGGCAGGCCCGGCCCTACCCTACGAGCATCCTGCCGCAGATGCCGGCGGCGAAGTTCGAGAAGCTGCGCGAGTGGCGTGCCGACGGGACCATCGACCAGGCCACCTTTGAAGCCCTGTCAGACATGCCGGACCTACAGCAGGAATCGAGCCTCATCCTGGCTGGCGTCAAGGCCGTGCGGCACAGCGTCGGCGAGATCGTGAAGCGCGGCGCCAAGGGTTACGAGCCGCCCGATCCGGCCATGCCGTTGCAACTCGCGTTGAAGATCGCGCAGGCGACCTACCTGCGCGGGCTGCGGACCGGCATGCCCGACGATAAGCTGTCCCTGCTGCTCACCTGGATCGACGACTGCCGCGCGCTCGCCGGGTTGCAGGCGCCGCCGCTCGGCATGCCGCAGCCGCCTCCCGAGGGCGCGCCGCCGGGCGCTGCTCCACCGCCGGCGGACATGCCGCCCCCCGCGCCTGCCCCTGAGGGCGCCGCCGCTCCGCCCCTGGCCACGGCCCCTGGCATCGGCATGGAGCCGGCTGCCGCGGGTCCGGTCGCGCCGCTGTAGCAGCGCGGCCACTTGTGCATGCCCTACAAGAGCAAGGCGCAACGCGCCTACCTGCACATCCACCACAAGGACGTCGCCGAACGCTGGGATAGGGAATACGGCGGCGGCGGCAAGAACCTGCCGGAGCACGTCCGCAAGAAGGTCGCTCTGGACGCGCCGAAGCGGCCCCGGAAGCGGCGCTAGTAGCGCTCCGGCATGGTGTAGATGGACACCGCGACCACACCGAACGGCGTTTCCAGCGCCGCGCCGATCGTCCTGGACGACACGGCAACCCCCGACCTGATCGGCACCGAGCCCGCGGCCCCCGCTGCGGAGCCAGCCAAGACCGACGCGCCCAAGGCGCCCGACCCTGACGAAGCCGTCCTCGAGCTTTCGAGGCGTTCGCGTGAGGCGCAGGCCGCCACCAAGGCGGCAACGGCGCGCCAGCAGGAGCTCGACGGCTATATCGCGAAGCACAAGAGCTTCGCGGGGATCCTCGATCTGGCGAAGAGCGACCCGATCGCCTTCGTGGAGAAGATTGCCGACGCGGCAGGGCTCGACGTCGACACCGCCATCGAGGCGTACACGACGCGCAAGGCCGGTGGCCAGCGCGACCTCTCGCCCGAGGAGCGCATCAAGCGTTTCGAGACCGAGCAGGCACGGCGCGAGCAAGAGGCCAGGGACCGCGAAGAGCGCGAGCAGGCCGAGCGGCAGAAGGCCGACGGCGAGGCCGCGGTCCAGCGCCACCACGAGGCCATCAAATCGCTGGCCAAGGGCGGCGAGGAGAACTTCCCGCTCTTCAACGACGATCCAGACGGCAACGCGGCTCAGGCGTTCGACCTGATGGTGCTCGCACACCAGGACGGCAAGGAGCTGTCCTACGCCGCGGCCGTCTCGCAGATCGAAAAGCAGCTTCGCGCGGACACCGAGCGCCGCGCCGCCCGCCTCGGATTCAAGCCGACTGGCCAGACTGGCCAACCCCCGACGAAGCCAACCCCGACCGCGCCAACGCCGGCGCAGCCCCGACAGACCCAAGCAAGCGCGGCTCCGATCGAGCCGACGCAAACCATCAAGAGCGACGAGGAGATTGCCGCGGACTGGACCACCATGTTCCGCCGCTCCGGCTAGTCGCTGAAAGGGACCTGTCATGGCCGCTGGCGTTACGGAAGCAAACATTGCGGATTGGCTGGAGCGCAACTACCAGCCGCCGAAGCTCGGCAACATCGCGTTCAAGGATGCGCCTCTCACCGCCTGGATGCCTCACGACGAGGACGGGGGCGGAGAGCTGGTGGTCCTGCGGTGGCGCTACGGGATGAGCCAGGGCGTGGGCGCGACCTACGACCAGGCCAAGGCCCGCGCCGACCTGTCGGGGCTCAAGGCCGCGAAGGTGCTCGTCGACTACGAGACCTTCTACTCGGTCGCCACGGTGGAGAACACCGCGATCGAGCGCGCCGCCGGTGGCAACCGTGCCGCGACCAACGTCCTCCAGCGCGCCATCAACGACGCCATGGAGGCGCACGGCGACCACCTCGAGACGTTCATGTTCAGCGACGGCTATCCGGCGCTGGGCCAGATCGTCTCGGGCTCGAGCTCCACGGCCTCCTTCAAGGTGGCTGCGGACCAGATCGAGAACTTCGAGGTGGACCTCGAGATCGTGTTCGCGGCGTCCCGGACCACCGGCGCACTGCGCGACTCGGGCGACTCGCTGATCGTGTCGAAGGTCGACCGCGACACCAACACGATCACCACCTCCACCAACCTGTCCAACATCTCGGGCCTGGGTGGGACGGACTACGTCTTCCTCAAGAGCACGCGCGAGGACGACAGCACGCCGGATCGGCAGTGCCTGATCGGCATCGCCGGCTACATCCCGGAGTCGGTCGGGACCTCGGACGCGTTCGGTGACGGCACGCTCAACCGCTCGGTGGACCCGTTCCGCCTGGCCGGCGCGCGCATCACCATCTCGGCGGGGACCTCGGTCAAGCAGGGCCTGATCGACTTCTTCGTGCGCTGCGGGAAGTACAAGATCAAGCCCGACGCGCTGTGGTGCTCGTTCGAGCGCTGGGGCGACCTCATCAAGGAGCTGGGCAACGACGTCCGCTACGTGGACATCGAGAACAAGAAGTACGGCGTCACGATCTCGGGCGTCCGTCTCTTCACGCCCAAGGGCGAGGTGCCTGTCATCGCCTCGAGCAAGTGCCCTTACGCGAACGTGTGGGGCCTGACCCGCAAGACGTGGAAGCTGGACAGCGTCAACGGCGCCCTCATCCGGCCCGCCACGCGTTACCAGAAGGCCCTCGACTCCTACAACTCGGACAGCGTGGAGCTGCGCTACCGCAGCTTCGCGCAGCTCGAGTGCCTGGAGCCCCACCAGAACGCGATCGGGACCTTCGCCTAGCCGGGATCCTGTCCGCTCGCGCTGCTTCGGTGGCGCGGGCGGGCGGGGCCAAGTTGAAAGGACGCGACCATGCCGCACGGAGATTTGAAGCCGACCGAGGCGCCGGGCACCAACCGACTCGTGTTCCTGACCGGCGTGGTCACCACGTCGACAAGCGGAACGATCGACGAGTCGGACTGCGACGGATTCGACGTCGTGCTGACCGACAGCGAGGCTGGTCGGTACACGATCACGCTGCACAACAAGTTCTACTCGCTCCGGTACGGCCATGCCGCGGTGGAGCTGAGTGCGGACACGGCTGCGGTGCAGGCCAAGGGCGTCGTGGCCGCGATCCGTAACGTGGACGTCGCGCCCACGGTGGCATCGGGCGATAGCCCGACGCTGGATCTGCAGTTCACCGTCACGCCGACGAGCGGGGGCGCCGGTGCGGACGCGGACGTCGAGGACGGCGCGGTGATCCGCATCTTCCTCTGCATGAGCCGGGGCAAGATCTGATGGCCGGTATGGACCTCGCCCGCCGCGCCTACGCGTCCATGAAGGACGAGGGCGGCGAAGAGCCGGAGCCGGCGGGCGAGCGCAAGAAGGAGACGTCCGACCCGGGCGCGGCGGCGGGGCGTCGCCTCGCTTCCGCGCTGGGCCTGTCCGGCGTCGATGGCGCCAAGGTCTACGAGGCGTTCAAGGCGCTCAAGGACGAGTGCGAGGGCGGCGGCATGCAAGAGCCCGGGGAGGAATAGCCCATGGCCGTGGTCGGTGAAGACGTCATCTACACGCGGGACGATGGCGGCGAGCGTGCCGCGACCATCGTCCGCGTGAAAGACAACGGCCTCGTGGATCTGCTCGTCGAGCCGGATGCCATCGTGGACGTCAACCGTCCATCGACCACGGTCCGTGCCGTTGCCTTCGGGACCGGCACGGGGACGTGCCGCTACCCGGGCAATGGAGTGTCGCTCCAGAAGGTCACGCAGCAGATCACGCACGCCGACTTGACCGAGACCACGGACGCTACGGCGCAAGCGATCAATGTGGGCGATCCGCTGCCGACGGACGCCGTGGTGCTCGGCCACGAGGTGAAGCTGGACACGCAGTTCACGGGCGGCAGCAATTCGGCCGTCAAGATGGACCTCGGCGGAACGAACACCGTGGCGCTGTGCGACCAGTTCGACGTCAAGGGCAGCACGGCCAGCGGCAAGCTGTACTCGCCTGGCTACGCGCATACGACGATCCATGCGTCGCATGCCACCGGCTCGTATAGCGGTGAGCAGTTGGTGGCTACGTTCACCCCGACCGGCGACGACTTGGCTGCGCTGACCGCGGGCGACCTGACGATCACGGTCTGGTACACCGTGCTGGCGTGACCCGTGGCCACCGTCGCGACGGTCATCGCCCAAGTCAAGTGGCAGGCTGACCGCCAGCGCGGGGGCCGCGCGCAGACCGCCGATCTCGTCCCGGTCGCCAATCGGGCCTACAAAGAGGCATGGGACATCATCGTCCAGTCCCACGAGGACTACCGGACAGTTACCAGCGATGACCAGGTGCTCGCCGGGGGCGACGGCGGCAACGAAATCGAGCTGGAAGAGGACTTCTACAAGCTCGTCGCGGTCCAGCAGAAGTGCGGCACCGATTGGGGGCCGCCGCTGCCGTACTACGCGGGCGCGCGCGAGGAGCTTTCGTACCGGCTCGAGGGTGGCTCTATCTTCGTGGAGCCGCCGAGTTGCGCCGCCGGCACCTACCGCTACCGCTACGTGACGCTGGTCGCCGACCTGACCGACGCCGGCGACGAGATCGAGGACGTCAACGGCTGGGTAGAGGCGTTCATGGTCGACACCATGACCGTCCGCGTGACCGAGCGCGAGGAAGAGGACGCGGGCCTGCTCGTCAGACTGCGCGACGAGCTCAAGCAACGCGTGCTCACCATGGCCGCGCACCGAAGCGGGCCGAAGCGCGCCGCGGACGTGCGCCGGCGCCGCCGTGGGCGTGGCCGCTGGGTGTGGATGCCATGACGCCGCAGTTTCAAGACCCGGCGTCTGACGACCTCACGGCCTTGCGCCGGGCGCTCGTGCGCATGGCTGAGCAGTTCGGCGAGATGGCGGGCTCGAAAGACCTCGGCATGGTCGCGCTGGCCGGAGACACGTCCTTTGTGCCGCATGGCCTCGGGCGGAAGCCGAAGCGCTGGGGCTACTCGAACCCGACCGAGTTCGCGACGGTCAGGCAGGACAAGGAAGCGGACAGCACGTTTCTCTATCTGAGCGCCAGCGCGCCGGTGACTGTCGCTATTCAGGTGTGGTAGTGGCGCTCGCGAAGCAGCCAGTCACGGTCCTGCCTCGCGGCGTCGACCAGCGCACCGAGCCGACCGAGCTGGCCCCCGGCAAGCTGCTGGAGGCCATCAACGTCAAGCAGCCCACGCCGGGCCTGCTGGAGAAGCGCGACGGCTACGCCAAGATGGACGGCAACGCGGACAGCGGCACGCTGACACGCCGCTGGGGCTCCGACGGTAGCGTAGAGGTTGTCACAGACAGCAACCGCGTGGAGAACGGGCGCGGGCTCGAGAGCACGGGCGATGCACTCGTGGTCCGCACGCGTGACGCCGTGTTTCTGCGCTCTGATGACGTGATTTTTCACGGCACCGAGGACACGGTGGGCTGCTGGCTCAAGAAGACAGAGCAGCCGATCGTGTCGGTGCCGCCTTCGCCTACGGCGCTGCCGTATGGCTATAAGCCGTGCATGGTGGTCGCGTCGGTGCCGACGACGGCGGCCAAGCTCACCTACTACTTCGCTGGTGACATCGGGCAGAATGTTGCGGTCGAGGCAGATAAGCTCCAGGTGGGCGGCGGGAACGAGATCACCAACGTCGAATCCCGCTGGTACTACCGCGTGGTGGACGAGAACGGCGTCGAGGTAGTACCGGCGACGCCGCTCGGGGACTCGATTGTCGGCTGGCAGGCGCGCGCGTTGGTCTGTGGCGGCTTCGTGTGGCTGTTCGTCGGAGCAAGCGACACGGGCGGACGCTACATCAACGTGGCGAAGTTCGATCCCGCGAATCCTGAGACCGCTCCGACCGAAGGCGTGTTCTACGACGGCGGAACTGATGGGTCGGAGTCGATCGCTGGGTGGGATGCAAAGCTCATCCCGTCCGGTGACGTGCTCGTGGTGGTGA